GGAAGACCGGTGACCGGAGTTGGATAATATTCCGGTTCAGGGTAGTATATCGGTGGAGGTACATACGAAGATGCTCTCCTATCATTTACAGCTTCTGCAGTAGTATAGCCATTTCTGGTTGATACAATTTGATTCTGCAATGTTGTTAATTGCCCAGAGGTATTAAATTTAGCCTCTGCTGCAGTCTCACTATCTATCCCGTTTGTAGGGGAATCGGTTAATCTAAAGACTTTTTCGCCAGTTGAGAAGTTAAAGTGGGATGCATCATAAAAGAATGTTCCTGATACAGTACCTGTAGAGTCTGTAAATACATTACCCTTGTTAACAATATAACCACCAAGGAAAGAATTAGCTTGGAACGCTACATTACCAGATGCGTATGTTCCGGTTACAAAATCCGTTACTTTATAGTCATCAAAATATACTTGTAATTTTGTATTAGGTTTTAACCCTGTACCTGTAAACTTAATACTGACATTCCTCATTTTTGGAATAACTGTATTACTTACTACAACATCATTATTTGTTGTAGTATCAATGGTTTCTTTAACCTCGTATGTTGTGCCCTGTCTTTCGTCTACATAACCACCACCGTAGTAATTGGTTTGCCATGAGTTCCAAACTGTACCATATAAGCCGGAAGATTGTGCAGAAGCTAACAATGTGCTGTAATTACCCTCTCTATCTATATGAACTTCAGGTAATCTAGTCGTATCAAAAAATACATCTGACGGAGGATCTAATACGACTGAACCAGTAAATGATATAACACTGAACGGGTTAATGTTTTCAATTCTTGATGCTGCATTACTTTGTACGAATACATTACTGGTGTATGCTAAGGAAACAATGTTACCTGTCATTGCGTAATTATTAGATGTACGCTGTGCGGTAGTAGTTGCAATCTCTTTCAATCTCAAATTAGTTTGATTGTAAGAGGGTCTTAAAATACCCTTTTGGAAGTCCATAGATACTTTATAATCAGAATCTAAAGGATTACCAACCTTGTGCCCGGTAAAGTTGTCGACAACAAAACCGTTTTTAAATCTATCAAAACCTAAACCGTCTTTAATTTGATATAAAGAAGTATCAGTCTCTAACAGAGATAAGGTTGTATAGTATTCTAATGTTTTAATACGACTTTCAAGCTTACCAATATCTCTCATCGTAAAGCGTCTGTTATCTATAACAGTAACGTCGATGTCTTTCTTAACATCAAATACATAAGGCTTTTGTGCAAGCACAAACAAAGCCATAGAGTTCTGTGGGGTAGCAGGTTCTTGGGGTGTAAGAGAACTTACTCCATTAACTACCTGCATAACCCCAGAAGAATTTAATACAATCTTATCTGTTCTAGGTAAGTAATAACTATAATCAGTTAAAATATCTACATCTTGATCTAAGAATTCAGAAGGGCTTGTAAACGTTGTACCGTTGGTATCAATTCTTGGTCTAAAATCTAAGCAGTCTCTTAAATTATAAGTCTTTGAACCAGATACAAATGTTGGAATATCTTTATATTCAATATCACCATAAGAGTCTACAGAGAAGAAATCCCCGCTAGAATGTGTAAAGTAACTAAACGTTACCCGTACTGGACCTGTCGGTGCAGGTTGACCTGGAAGTAAATTAATACTAGCTAAATCATAATGTGAAGTTCTCTGACCGTTATCTAAAGTATAACGGGAAGTGATATCTACAGAATTAGAAGCACTATATGCGGTTCCAAAGGCATTAGCTGACATTCTAACATTAGATAGGACATATGCATCAGCTTGTCCTAATGAAAGAACAGTTGCGGTAGCTGTTGTATTATCGGTATAATCAATTGTAGCCCCGCTAACAAGGGTCTTAGTCTTTTTATTTGCTGCAGAATTAGTTTTTGCAATGGTAGAAATAATACGGACATCGCTTGAGGCGTATCCACTACCCAAGGTAAAGGTAACGGTCTTACCTGTCGGTGATCCGGATCTTGTAACATTACCTGTAAGAGGCAGGTATGAACCATCCGACTTATTAACTACAAGATAGTTAGTTACAGAAAATGGAGCAAACACCTCATCTGTACCAGCAGTAATCGATACATTGCCCCCGCTTAACGTTCTATCATATACCCGGCTTGTACTATATGAGGTCTCAGTATCTGTTGGATCAACGGTTTTAATTATAGGGTATGGGAATTCAAACAAATAAGTTGCATCATTCTCGGATGGGTTATTTGTAATTACAGATGTATGCTTAGATGCGCTGATACCAGAAATATTACCGACTAAGCTAGCGCCGGCATAAACAAAAGTATCGCTTACAACACTACTAATAGCTGAAATATTACCATTAATAGTAATATAGTCACCACTTCTAATATCGGTATTAAATTTTGTACCAACACCTGTAATAACGTTACTTGCGTCAGTGGTTGTAACTGTACCGGTAATAGTAACCAAAGTTGGAACAACGTTAGCTGTTGAGTCTACAAACCCACTGTTGTTATAATAAATTTGTCTTACATCTTTATCAAAAGCATACCCTGTTAACATCTTAATGTTAAACAGGTAGGCGGTATAGGTGGCAGACATACCAGAACCAGATACATAAACAATGGATCTGATTCTTGCAGTACCTACTTTGGTACCTGTAGGTGAACCCGGGGTAGACGTATATCCGTTGTATAGGTCTACTTCACTTAACGTTATTAGATCAGGTACTGAATAAAGCCCGGTGATTGTAACATAACTACCTACTAATGTTGAAACAGTGCTGTTATTAACTGCGGTAAAGTCTCTTGCCTTAGTGTTTACAATATACTTGCTTTTTAAATTATCAATTTCATAACCTAAAACATAAGCCTTGCCAGGTGAAACTATACTTGCAATAAGATCTGCATTACCGTTAGCATTTGCTGTAAACAACCCGTCCCTGATACCCGCAGCCGAGGTTCTTAGGTGTTCAATAATTTCTAAACCATATGGCTTAACGGTATAGTTACCTGACTCATCAAAAGTACGTCTTGCAAGTACATCCCCCAAAACATTGTAATCAGAAGCGGACTTCTGATAAACCATAATACCATTTTCTATCTTAGAAATTTCTACATAGTTATTATCTACGGTGTCAGCTTCTGGTAAAGTTCTAGATTGAAGAGACAGACTTATTGAGTATCGATCGGCGCCAGGTGCAAAATAGTTATTTGAACCGGCTGCAGGATCTAATAAACTTTCATCTTCATCTGATGTAAGAATACTTTCTGTAACTAAAAAGCCAACAGATTTTGACGGATTATCAGTGTACTTAGAAACAATAAGGGTCTCGTCTGCAAAATATACAAAATTGTTCTTACAAAAGATAACACCTGCAGCAATTGAAAACGCAACACCTTTACCAGTAGCTGATGAAGCGGCAGCTTGCAAGACCGCAGTACTGTTAACACCATAATTAAAAGTTAACAACTCCCCATCTGCAAAGACAGCGGTTGTCTTATCTGTACCCGAGCCCGTATACTTTACATAGATGGTAGAAGGGTCACCGTTTTCAGTGACAGCATGATTAACAACACGAGCTGTAACACCAGTTGTTTGACCTACAACTGTTCCGCCTATTAAATTAACAATAATATCATCTGAAACCACACTGTTAAAGCTATCAGTAAGCTTTACATAGCTATAAAATTTATCAAATATTTGCTGGCCAGGTATTACAATTGCACCGTCTTTAAATATATTCTGACCAAATCTTGCAATTTGATTTTGTAAAGTAGTCTGTAATTGCGTCAGTTCACGGGCTTGTACAGCACGCCCGGGTTTAAAAAGAATACGATAAAATTCTTTACTTTCACTGAAGTCATCGTAGTACGGGTCGGTGTTAAAATTAATCGCCATCTCTTACCTGTTATAATTTGATTACTGTTCTTAATGTAACTAGTTGCTGGGCGCTATAGCTAACAGCTGTTCTGTTATCGATGTATAGCATGTCTCCACTAAATTTATTTATAGTAGGTTCCGCATTGATTGTATCAATAGTATATTCCGTATCTGTAATAGTATCTAGCAGAATATCACCTACAGCTAAATCATGAGTATCTTTGTACATTAAAAGTATTTGATTTGAAGCATCAAGCACTTCAACTACTTCTAAATTAAGGGTTGAAGCACCCATGCTGTGTTGAAGAAGAGTATCTGCCGCTAACCCACTTACGGTATCGAGAGTTAGCAAGTAACATGCGCTACCTGAAACATTAGCAAATGCTCTAGCACTATTTGCTAGAGGAGCATAGGCTTGTTCTGAACCATACATTTTAATGTCTTTTAAAATACCAAATTGTCTATAGTCATTACTGACTGTAATGCCTTGGTTCTTTTCATTATTTATGGTTGAGGTTAGCATCAACGTATCAGCATTAAGTTCTCTAACAACATCACTACCATGACCACCATAGGGTGATATGATTGCAGATACGTTAGCATTTGCTCCGTTACCAGTAATTACGACATTAGCATAGTTGTAACCAGCCCCTGGTGATGTTACGGATATGTAACTAATCGTGTTATTTACTATAACTGGTTGACCTACGAAACCATCTCCGTCTCCTGTAATTACAACGTTAGCATATGAGTAACCTGACCCAACGTTGCTTACTTTAAATGCATGAATACCGCCTCTGATTGCAGACAGCTCTACAATTGTTTGTAAGGTATCTAAATCGTCAATAGAGAGATTAGCGTGTGCTGAAGCACCAGTACCGGTAGCGCTGGCGAAAGAAATATCTAAGCTTGTATACCCCGTACCTCTCTCTTCTATAATTATATCTTCTATTTCTCCGGCTGCGTTGATAAATGGGGTTGCCACAAACCCTGTACCATCACCAATAGTAGAAATAGTTGTCTGAATGTTAGAGTTGTACCCTGTACCTTCATCTTCAATAAGAACCGAATGAATAGCACCGTTGCGTAGCACGGGGGTTAAAACAGCAGAGGTAGCATAATAGAGATTAGCAGATGCATTAGATGTTGGTTGAGTATTACCTGTAGTAGATATTGTTATTGATGTATTTGCAATAACGTTGGTATTATACCCCGTTCCTTTATTTGTAATAACGATATCAACAAGAGAGTTACTACTGAATATTAAGTTTGCAAATGCATTAGCAGTAGGTTGAATGTTACCAGTGGTTACTATAGTTGCAGTTGTATTAGCAACAGCGGCCGCCGTATACCCTGTACCAGGGTTATAGATTCTAACATTGCTTATATTTTTAAGAAGACTGGTACCCGTACCAGAGGCATCAGTGATATTAATGGTTGCAGTTTTATAGTTTGCACCAACATTATCAATAATAACATCAATAAATTCACCAGAGGTATTAAATACAGGTGTTAAATTTGCAATTGAATTACCCGTCAGACCTAAAAACTGGCCTTGTACAGAAAGTGTAACGGCTGAATTACCAATATAACCAGAACCCGCGGTATCAATAGTAATACTACTAACCTCACCCTTAGAGTAATAGGCATTTGTAACCGCTCTTTGAACTGGCATAAAGTCTACAGTTAAAAAGCGATTTTGTGATGAAAGAGGAATTGTATAAAGGTACTTCCAAATATAACCATCTGATGTAGTAATAGTCGTTATGTCTTGTCCAAAAGGTTCTTCAGTAGATGCTGCGCCATTGTTATTAAAGATACATTTATAAACACCGAAAGAGGTTGTCAATACATAAAAGTTTGCAGTCTTTAGGCTTGTAGCCCCGCTTGCTGAAGTAAAACTTGTACTATAATTACCGTCGTACTGGTCATAAACTGTTCCTGTTGCCCAATTTACTCTAGGAATTACATATGAGATATCTCTAAAATTTATCTTCTTTACGCTTAAGATACCATTACGGGTATAACGCTCATAATCACTTGTAGCTTCCGGCGAAGCTGGATTCTGAGGATCAGGCCAATCTAATACATTACCTATAAAGTAATAGTAATTAGATCGGCGAGATAAAATTTCGTTATACACCGTCTCCACCAAAGAATGGTGGATAGTATCTTTTAAGAGAAAAGCCATATTAAGCTACAGTAACGTTCCAGGTAATAATAACAGTGTCGCTAGCAGTTTTAGTTACTACACCAAAAGATGTACGGCAGAGCATATTTCCGCTAGACGAATCGTTTAAAATGCCGGCTTCTGTAAGTGAACCTGTACCGGTACCAGCCGGGAATGTTGCAACGTATGTCACAGTATTTGCAGCACGAGATGTAGAGTCAAGTACAACTCTTCCTAATTCAGTACCAAGAGCGGTTTGAGAGGTTGCAGGTGATGTATTAGAAGAACCCACAGCCATATGACTCATAATTGCAGTAGTGTTACCTACCATTCTAGATGCAATTGTATCTTTACCAACCGCAACAACTAAGTTATTGATTTTGCGGTAGTCTTTTTGATTGCCGGACTCGTCTAAAAGAATAACTTCTAAGTTACCTTTGACATTTATCGATTCTGTGAACATGTTTTATTCCTATAAGAAGTTCTGTGTTATATTTATACAAGCTATCATGTATGTTAACTAAACGAAATTGACGCAATAGAAGGTACACTCTCAGTGTACATTTCTAAGAAATACCTTGCATCCCCAGATGTAGGTTCTACATAAGATTGTCCTGAGTCTTCTGTCTGATCACTTACAATAGCATCGTCTAACTCTACCTTATTAAGGGTAAAGATGTTGTTATCACTAAACTGGAGATCATCAGTAAGAGCTTTAATTACACTAATTGTAATTACATCTGAGATTGTTGTATCATCAGTTAGAGGCTTTGTTAACTGATAATCAGTAATTACTGCTGATGTAACTACATTATCATTATCTGCTAATTTTCTTATTAGCCTAGATGCAGCATCTAGTGTTGTAAATACACTGTTCAGTTCAGAGTTAACGTTCTTTCTGCTTTGAACACTGATGATTCCTGATATATCAGCAGTTGCAGATAATACTCGATCAACAAATAAATTAGTACCTGCTTGGTGTATAAGTTTCTTAACTATATCATAGAATACACTAATATCTAATTCAGATACAATTTGGTATGCAAACGGTTGATACAGTTCATCATCTTGAATTCTATTATCAGATTCAGATAAGAACCCTTGTGTCGATGTATACTCACCGGGGTATCTTGCAATTGCTCCAGTACTAAATGACAGAACAGCATCATTAGGATTTTCTGTACCTGTTGTAGTAACTGATGTTAATAACTGCGATGTAATATTCTGGGCTATAAGATCATCACCAGTAAAATCATAAGGGCTTATATAATCTGTATCAAAATATCTATTTGCATTTGACGTTGAGTGAGGTCTTAAAATTGTAATAGTTTCGGAGAAACCACCACCTTTTGTATTTAGGTATTTGGTTCGGGCCGAAACACCTCCAGAATTTGAGAGATTAATAGAAATAGTCTCATTAAACCCAAACCCATAACTTAATATTTTTAGTCTTTCAACTGCACCGGTACTACTAACTTTAGTAATTCTAACAAGAGTATTTAATCCACCTGCAATAGAAAGTGTAAAGACTTGACCGGCTTTAAAGTTACTACCACCGGATATAATTCTTGTCGTTGTTAAAGTAGGCTGTAATGTACCGGTAAATATAACACCGGTGGCGTTACTTATTGATATTGTATCATTTAAATCAAACGGTACAGGGTAGGGTGCATGAAAAAATATCTCATACAAATTAGTATCAAGTGTCTTTACCCTAATTACTTCTGCTGTATATTCAATTCGATTTTTAGTAAAAGTAATAAAGCGATCTTTAATATCAACTGCACTACCCGATGTTCTAAGTACACGAAGTGAATTTCGTTGATTCCATTTACCATTAGAAGGTCTTAATACAGAGTCGTAAGGGTATCTAGTTAACGCGGCAGTATCATATAAGATTCTAAATAACGTCTCAATGGATAATGTTCCACCCTTGGCAGCATACAGACCTTTAATTCTCTTAATTAAAAGTCCCTTATCAACCAGTAAGCTTTGTGGTAGGTCTTTTGCGTAATTATTTAAAAAATAATTTACAAATGAATCTGCAGTCTGATCTATGTCACTGTACTGTCTTGCATTTTGTACCAATTCTAAAGCGTTTTGATCCTGCTCTAAAAATTGATAGTAGTATTCTAGAAAAGCAACAAACGTAGTATAGTCAGACCTGATAAATTCAGGTAACTGGCTGTTAACCAGTTGCGATACTTTTTCTTTAATTCGTGTTGTTGCCATATTAAACTAATGCAGTAACATTTACAATTGTACCGGCTACTAATCCACCGGTTCTAGTTGTTGTGGTATCGTCTTGGATTAATATTTCATTCCGGGATACTGATAGATTATAACTTGCCTCTTGTACGCTGCCGGTAATTCTAATGTCGGTGGTACCTGCAGGAAGACCCGTAGGTGTAATACTCGCTATGCTTACAATACCTGTACCGTAGCTTATAGTTCCAATGCTTGACAATAAAATAGCATCCGTTGTAGCATTAAGAATTCGCAAAGTACCAGTACCTGTATCACTTGAAGGTGTTGTGTCTGGCAGATCGGTTATTTTTACTAATGTTGTAACTCCGTTTATCGTTATAAAGAAGTAACTAGAAGTTAATGTACCAGGTTTAATAGCATTTCTAAACTTAATTGAAGTATCACCACTGAAGACGTTAACTGTGTTTAAAGTTGGTAATACTCTTCTTTGTAGCTTTACAGTTAACAATGCACTTGTAATAGAATTATTTTTAGATAAAATGGCATTAATTAACGATGAATGAATATAATTTTTATTAAATTTCTGTAAACTTGTAGAAAAATAATTTGTAATAGCTTCATTAACTTGAGCTTTAATTTGTTCTGAAGACAAAGTTGTAACTGAAGAGTTATAAATTACATCCGCATTTATACCTACATGGAAAAAGACTGGGTCTACAAATACAGGTGTAGTAGTGAGTGCTTGTTTGGATTTTAAAATATTAGTCGCAATAGATTCTTTTGTTGCATCAGAAATTGTAAACCCAGAGAACGGTTTGAGGGAAATTATTACTCTACCATAAAATGGAGGATCATTATCCTCACCACCCCATACCGATACAGATTCTGCACCCGCATAATTAGATAAGATTAAAGACTCATAGTCAGTAGCTGTAACCGCTCTATTTTTAGATGCATTAACTCTTGGTGCATTAAATTTAATTGAGGTAATGCTTTCAGCATCTGCGCCACCTGTAGAGTTACTGTTAACGGTAATAGCAATACTACTCGAACCACCAATAGTAGTCCCGGCTGTAAAGGATTGAGATACAGTACTTGATACATTAACAGCTGAACCTGTAGCTACCATATATTGAATTGTAACAATGTTGCCAGCAGATAGGTTCTTACCTATAATTCCATCACCAAAATATATTTGATATTTACCTTGTGGGTTTTGTTCCAGGAAATATACTTTTGATGTACTATCTAGACCGGTTATATCAGTAGTTAGTGAATATGTTGTAGTTGTAGTATCGGATGATGACGTCTGTACGCTTACTAGAATTGTAGTTGTATCAACAGCAGAATTTGGTATCTCATATTTACTGTTGGGTGTTGTATCTGATATAACATAGCTATAGTTTAATAATGTTCCTTCAGTTACATTAACATTTGCAAAAGTATATGTTGTACCCACTCTTAAAGCAGATTTTGCTTCAGTAGTTAAAAACGTGTATACTACCCCGTCGACGGTAGACGTGAATGGGGTGTAGCGATCCATGGTAAGGGATGCTGGAAGGTTAGTTGGATTAGTAACAACTATATCTAAATTTGCAACAGACCCCCTTGAAGATACAGGTGTATATCCTAGGTGCTTAGCAATTGAAACTGCAGACGATCTTTTAACTGCAGAATCTAAAAACATCTCATTAACTACCATATTTGCCAAATAAGCATTATAGTGGGTATTGTATGCAAGAACATCTAACAGGGTAGAAAGCCCAGACCCCTCAAAGTCATAGTCAGTGAACTCATTCTGAGCTTTCAAGAATGTTTTTAGGTTGGTCTTGATCTGATCAAAATCAAGTTCTGAAATTCTTAAGTTAGACATTATCTTACTCTTGTTAGTAGTGTTGTTAAAGTAATGGGTCTATCAGAGTTATTGAGTCTAAAAATTATGTCACAAACAACTTCATTATCATCTACTTTTTCTCGCAATTTAACTTCCAATACTGTTACTCTCGGCTCGAACTTATCGATTGTATCAAGTATAGCCCTCTTCATAACCTGTGCAGTTACAGGATTAAAGTTTTCAAACAAGAGACCATGTATCTGACAGCCAATTTCAGGATGAAAGGGACGCTCATAATGTCTCGTAGAAATTAAATTTCTGAGAGATTGCTTAACAGCTTCCTCATTATTCTTTCTCGCAACATCACCAGTTACGGGGTGAGAAGAGAAAAGAAGATTAAAATCTGAATATTGTCTGGTATTT